TCTAGGAATATCAGTTTGGTCAATAATTACGATGGATTCTCGTTGAAACATTGAACCAAGAGTTGTTGCCCACCAGTCACCCTCTTCTAGGCGGCGACGCTCAACCGGGTCTAGGGCTTGCAAGGCGGTGCGATAAGAGTCAGCATCAATTCCGGGGTTATCTGACAATTTTGATGGGACAAAAATGCGCCCCTCGGCCTGCCCCTCAACGATGAATCGTTGACGGACCCAATTTGGTGCAGGGTTGCAGGCGGAGCGCATTCTCAGGGGGACCTGAGCCAGCGGACCCGAAGCAGGACGACGTAGACGAGAGAACATGTACCTATAGTCTGACTCTCTGATTTCGGTGACTTCGTCCATGCCAATGAATTGGAATTCGGCACCCTTGTAGCGCAGAAAGTCCTGCTGGTTGTTGAGGTAACCAAAAGAAAGTCGTGCTCCGGAAGGGAATACCGCTGTGTAATTGTTCGCGTTCCAGCGAACATCGTCAATTGTTGACATCCAACTAATAAACCGGTCCATGATGGCTCCGGGGAGCGCGAGGTCGGCGTATGTGCGACGGAAGATAATGGCAGAATAGCCAGGAACGTCGACGTACTGCAACGCCGACATAAGGAGAGCCGAACTCTTGCCACCGCCTGCCGCTCCGCCGAATAGTGCTTCCAATGAATATGTGCGCAGGAAAACCTTTTGAGTGAGAGAAGGTTCCTCTGGGCAGAACGATGGTTGTTTCGGCTCCAAAAATTGAAGAACTTTATTCCAGTCCGTCATCATCCACTCCAAACGGCTCGCGATGTATTAGATTGTCTCTCGTGAATCACTTCAAGGTACATAAGCACGATAGCATATGAAGACAATCATCGCGAAATTGCTAATCAGGTTACGGATACACCTCCAAAGGGAGCGCATCATAACCCGTTCCTTTTCTGCTCATTGTTTAATGGTATTGTTTATTTTGCTTACGGCCATTGGAGCAGGTCTTTTATTGCCGCCTTTGGCCCTTATTGTGGCAGGTGTAAATTGCGGACTATACGGATATCTGCTGGGTTCTGATTAACTATGGCATGGAACAAAACTGAAAATAAATCACTTGAAAATCAAGCGCAGAAATCTGCATTTGGACCAGGTGGAACGGTTGCCCAAAATGCCTCGTACGTAGGTAAGGGGTATCGCGACCCATGGGATATCGAGCGAGCCTACAAAGAGGGCATGCAGAAGGTTACCTGGGTTGCTCGGTGCATTGATGCCATCGCTGGCAACCAGGCAAGATTGCCCATTGTCCTGCGCGAAGATAACTCCCCCGATGGAATGATTATCAAGGGGAGAAAAGCAAAAAATGCTGGTTTATTAGACATCTTAAATACCAAATCTAATATTGGTGAAAACTCTTTCATCTTTAGATATAGAGTTTCGTCACAACTCCTACTAGGAACGCGCGGAGTCTTTATTGAAAAGGTGCGTGGACGTGATGGGGGCATAATTGGCCTCAACCTACTCCCCCCGCAGTCAACTGCTCCAATTCCTGACCCAAAGACATTTGTCTCTGGCTACGAAGTACTAATGCCCAACGGCGACAAGGTCATCATGAAGCCAGATGATGTTTGCTGGATTCGTAGGCCACACCCAATTGACCCATATCTTTCGCTCACGCCGATGGAATCAGCGGGCATTGCCATTGAGATTGAAAACCTTGCAAAGTTATATAACAGAAACTACCTACTGAACGACGGTCGCCCAGGCGGATTGCTCGTTTTGCGTGGGGAAATTGACGACGACGACAAGGATGAACTGCGCAATAGGTTCAGAGGCAATCTCGGCCGAGTGGGTCAAACAACCGTAATTTCTGCTGATGACGGGGTTGATTTTGTTGATACATCATCAAGCCCACGAGATGCCGCCTATATACAAATGCGCCAAATTACAAAAGAAGAAATTCTTTCTTCATTCGGCGTTCCGGAGTCAGTTATTGGCAACGCTGCGGGTAGGACATTTTCCAATGCAAGCGAAGAAATTCGTGTTTTTTGGAATGAAACGATGTCCCCCCACCTTGAGGTCATTGCCCGTGCGTTAGATGAACTCGACGCAGAGCATTATGTTGATTTTGACACTTCAAGCGTTCCTGTCCTAATTATTGCAAAACAAGAAGTTGAGCGATATCTACTAGATGAACTGCGTGCTGGGCTAATTTCGGTCAACGAATACAGAACTGGTACTGGACGTAAGGATGTTGAGGCAGATTTGGCTGACAGCCTACTGATGAACCCCAACCTCACCCCTATTGCCAATACGAAGAAGCCAATGGCGCCTCCGCAGGAGGGAATGCCAATGCCGGGAGCAGGCGGCCCAGGAATGCCTCCAGGAGCACCAGGAATGCCTCCAGGGATGCCGGGAATGCCACCAGGGGCACCAGGCGCAGGAATGCCAGGAATGCCCCCAGATATGGCAGCAGCCCCTCCTCCAGACCCAACCACGATGGCCGGAGCAATGGCTATTGAGTCCTTGGGTGGTGGGGCGCCTCCAGGAATGGGTGCGATGGGCGCCAATACTTCTGAAATCTTGACAAAAGATGACTCCAGCGAGACGTCGCTGTCTAGGTGGACAGAAATTCTTGACCGAGGAATTGAGCGAGTCTTAGAGCGCATGCAACGAGTTGTTATAGAAAAAATGAACGGTCAAAAATCTCGCAAGTCCTTAATGCAGGGCTCACTTGATATTGATTCGGTTTTTTCTTTGGAAATCTGGCATAAGCAACTAGAGGAAGACATCAAGCCTGTCCTTTCTACGATTATCCGTGACTCTCAGGCTCTTTATTTTGAAAAATCTGATGGCTACAGTATTCCTGCAGCCCAAGATACGGTCATTAACATTGATGCACAAATGACGCGAATTAAAGAAATTATTGACAACGTCCATACGCAGGTAGGGTCGGCCATCTATAACTCATACGGCATTAATGATGAGGCTGCTCGCAATTCAGCCCTTCGTTCATCTGTGACTTCCATTTTCATTGATGCAATTGCGAACGTAAAGCCGAGAGTTGCGGCTGGCGAAGCCCGGCGAGCATGGGAATTTAGCCGCCCTTAGTTTCAGTAAACTCACGTAGATTTATTTACTGAAACTCTATCTTTTTATCCCTAGTTGCACTCATAGTTAGTGAGTAGAACTATTATTAAGAACGTCGTTAGGAGCGGTATGTCTACAGACCAAATTAGTTTCAAGGCACTAAATGGCCAGATTAACATTGATGAAGCACAGGGTATTGTTGAGTGTTTCGTTGCCGCAGTTGGCAACAAGGATTCGGTTGGCGATGTTGTCGCTACTGGTGCGTTTACTGAAAGTCTTAAGCGCCGCAAGCCTCGTGTTGTATGGGGACACAGTTGGAACGACCCAATCGGCAAAGTTTTGGAAATCTACGAAGTCCCTACTAGCGACCCGCGATTGCCCATGAAGATGAAGCAAGCCGGCGTCGGAGGACTATTCGCCAAGGTGCAATTCAACTTGGCCACAGAGAAGGGCCGCGAAGCATTCGCCAGCGTCGCCTTTTTCGGTCAGGAACAAGAGTGGAGTATTGGCTACAAGACGCTCAATGCAACATTTGACCCTGGCTCACAGGCAAACGTCCTTCATGAGGTTGAATTGTACGAAGTAAGTCCAGTGCTGCATGGAGCAAACCAACTCACCGGAACAATCTCCGTCAAGAGTGATGAGGGGGAAAAGTGCGGGGGTCCTATGGCCCACATGCCAAGCATGCCGTCCGGACCCGCCATTGTTGGTCGTCCAGTTCTTTCGCCGGTTGTTCGTCAGGTACATTCGCCCAGCCAACAGCGCCAACAGAGCCGTGAAGATATCTTTGAAGAAGGGGAATCACGCGTTCTTCCAGACGAAGCACGCAATGCTCTCGCCTTGGAACTAATGAGCAGGTCACGCTTGCCTCTAGACATCATCCACGCAACGGAAAACTCAGTCACCTTTAATCGTGATGCAGGAAATGGTAATTCAGTAACCTACAGACTTTCATATCATCGTGAAGAAGAAACTGGCGAGTACATGTTTGGCAAACCAGAAAAAATTGGGATGCGCAATGAACAAAGCACGATGCCGTCGGCCCCAGTTGTCGTCCCTTCGCAAATGCCTTCAATGCGCATGAATGTCAAGCCTGGTTCTGGCATGCCTACCGGAATGATGTTCCTTGCTTCTGGCGGGAAATCCCTGGATGATGCATTAGATGAAGCCGCTGACGTCATTATTGATGTGGCAACTAGCGGCGGCATGGCACTGCCAGCAGACAAATTGCAATACGCGATTGACCTACTCAAGAGCATTAATGGCTCCAAGCAAGAACCCATGGAAGAAGAAGTCTTTACGGTTCTGTGCTCCCCAGACGAGGCATTCCAAGTAAAGAGTCTGCTTGACCCAGTTATTGAATACCACCGACTTGATGCCGAAGTGGACTATCAGGGTGTCCATATCTCCAATGGTCTTACGCAAGAAGCAATCACCGCATTAGAGAACATCGCACTTACGATTGATGACGTTCTTTACGGCCAAGTTGGTGGTTCAAAAAAATAATATTGCCCGACTTTACTGAGTTAGGGCTAAACGCCGAATCTAAAGCGCTGGGCGGGAAAATCGGTCAGCGTATTGGCGGTGGTCTTCGTGCTGCGCCACCTGGAATGTCGTTCGTTGACATAACTGGACGTGTAGACGGAGATAACGACGGCATTGTTTTCGAGGGGCTTCCCCTTGAGCGACCCATAATCCCAAGATTCACCGTACCTACCAAATTGGCACGAAGTATCTCAAAACTTACTGAGGGTGATTCTTTAGAAATTGAAAGACAACGAAGGTCTGGCAATAGTCAAATATCATTCGATGAAGATAAGTTGCGCTCAATCGTTGAGACAGTCGGAGGCGATGCTGGTTCCCTGGGTCCGGCAAATGCCAGAAGTCGCATGAGTACGCGCATTCCGAAAGATGACTCAATCACCTTAGGTGGCGACACTCTCAGTACTAGGTCTAAGATTCTTTCTCAATGGCTAGATGTTACTTCGTATGATTCATTTGGTGAATCGGGTTCAGAATTACGACATACTTTTGGGCGAGCAGACTTAGAAAAGTTGCAAAAAGTACTACAAAACGAACAATCTATCTTATCAAAAACTATTGATGAATGGCAAAAAACGGGCGTATGGAATGGGGAAACAAACGGCGTTGCAATGCCGCGAGTATATAACCCCAAAAAAGGCATAACAACGAATCTTTCTGCGGAAGAATTGGAACCATTCAAAGATGAAATGGGGCCTAGATTCAATGGCTATCTATCTCAAATCGAAAAACAACTAGAGCACGTAAATGACCGATTAGCAAATTTAGACAGAATGGAAAACGACGGAGATATTGCACACGTAAATGCTGTATCAATCATGGACTTGCCGAATCTTAAAGACCTCGCTGAACGTGGCAAAAAAATAAGAACATCGCGTGGGGCTGACAGGGAGTGGTCGTTGACTGAAGCCGACCCCGATGCGACGTGGTTAGTTCATACTGGTGTGCCAATACTTGAGAACGACGTTCTTGACCCATCGTTCACACTCCCTAAGGGCGGCGATGGGACATACATGCGTCAAAGCATGGACACCCAGAGGCTTAATGGTTATACGCGAAACAGCATAATTAGCCGCTATGAGGAGGCAGAGCGTAATTTTAATGCCTATCAACTCGCGCTAAAAGAATATGATGAAACTGGAGTTTGGGATGGTCCAAAATTGGCCCAAAATACAAGAGTTCCAGATAGGGATAGGGGTCGCAAGGAATATCAGGCCTATGTAGAGGGCCAAGATGACGAACGGATTAATCCTGAATATTTAAGGGACATTGCACGTCGCTACATTAAAGATGGACAAAGGGTAATGGCTCGATATGAATATGCTTACCCGCTAGCAAAAGCAGGGAAAGAACATCTCAGTTATAGCCATGCGTCCTTTGGGCCCAGCAGGGGATACGTACGCAATGACTTCCCAACAAGCAAAACATACCTTGTAAGAGTTCCCAATGCAGAAGTAGTAGAAGGGTTCCCATCTGACGAGTATCAAATTTTCGAAACCAGAACACCAATAGCAAGTTTTGAGGTTCCCAATCAGTTCAATCTTCCAAATATGATGGAAGCGGAAGATGCTTCTATCGCATTATTTGAAGAAGCCGCACAGAAACATATTTCAAGTAATCGCCTAGTCTCCAGCACTAGGTCGAGCCGCTCAAATCTCAGTTTGCGTTCAAGGTTTGAACCAACCGAAGCAATGAAAGAGAAAAAAAGACGCAATCTCGAGAGATACGAAGCAGTGTTGCTTTGGAAAGAGCAGCACGCTGAAGACATGCTGGAACTCAATAGTGAACTCGCTAGTGTTATCGTACAGGCTAAGGCTGCAGTACAAGATGTCGACAAATCAAAACTTAAAAAAATATTTGGTTCACTCATGCCCGAATCAGAGGTAGAAGAACTTGTCAGCAATCTTGCTAAGCGATTTGACTTACTCAACAAGTCACTGCGGGAAAATCGTCGGCCGTTGTACGGACTTTTTGATTCTTCAACTAACGAAGTTTTGCTTAACATTCTTCAAAATTTTGTCCCAGAATCTCCGGAACGAGATAGGACCATCAAGCAACTCAAAAAAGTAATTGCAGACAGGTCAAAATCATCACGACCAAGATTGGGTGGAAAAGAACGGGTACTGGCCAATGACTTCATAAGCCCAGATGAATTTATTAATTCTGGCTGGTGGGGTGCTTGGCTTTATCCAGACGGTCGCATTTATCCAGTTCAGGGTCATGAAAATGAGCATCTCTATAATGATGCATTTGATGACGGACTTGCTCGGTTGATATTCAATCCAGACGGCGGTCTTACTGTTGTTTCTACTGGAGCATCCGATGACCAATTGAATGTCGTAGTGCAACTCGCTACCCTGTCTCGTGGGACAGAACTCATATTTCACCATGAGGGCAACGAGGCCATCAAAGATTTTGGGCCTGAGGCTATTACCACTGGTGAGTTGGACCTATTATCAAAACCAGCGCCACAAAAAATTAAAAGGTTTATACAAACACTAGATTTCAGCAAAACTCCAGAATTCATTCCGAGTTGGTTAAAGCCTCCTAAACCATCTAGCGACCCGCAATTGATGAGTACGAGGTCTCGTTCGAGAACAACGCGAGCGGTCGATGGTCAGATTCCGCGTCGTAATAGGGTTGTCCGTGGTCGTCGTGGCGAATTGACCCGAGAGGAAGATATCGCCGAAGGTTTAGCAGAGATAGACGAGGGGCGGTCAGCAAGTCCATGGGAGAGGTATTCAATTCTCCAGAGTGATGACGGCGTCTACTACGCAGATAGAATTTCTCCTAAAGATGTCTCGCGCATGCGTGCTGGAAAACTCAAACCGCCCGTATACCCATTCTTTGCCCCACGAGGTGGTGGCAGTAATCAGGAAACTGGAGAGGGTTACTACTTCTCTGTTACTGGTCAAAAATTCAATGGTCGCTATGGAGCATCTGGAGCATTGGTTCGCCGACGCCGTGGGCGGTTTGGTGAGTACGAGTACCTAATGGCGCGTCGTGCTCCATGGATGAGTTCAGGTGGGGGTCAATGGTCATTCCCTGGCGGCGTCCACAAAGATAAAGACAGTTCCGAGATTCCAATGGAAACAGCGGTAACGGAGTTCAGAGAAGAAGTTGGCGGAGACCTAGAGGGCCTTACCCCAGTTTATTCTTATCGCGACCAGCGCGCGCCAGACTGGGCTTACGACACACACGTTTATGAAGTGGGGCGACGAGACCTATCGGATATTGAAGCACGCGATGGAGAGAATACTGAAGTTCGGTGGTTTACGGCCAATGAGATTATGGACCTCAATAAAAACGGGGAACTTCTCCATTCTTTTGGTTTGGTCGCTCCAGAAATATTCACCAACTCAGGAGATGATTCACTCGTACAACGGGAGCCAGGTGGACTTGGGCGAATATTTGGGAAGTTGCGTGGCAGCCAACGAGAATCAGGCGAGATGGCGCTTATGTCTACTCGCTCCAGCAGGCCGCTATCCCCTGCGGAAGAGAGGCGACTCGCGGTTAAGGCGTTGGACCTTCAGCAGCGACTTGAATCACGTTTCAAAAAAATGCGAGAGGAAAAAACAGCGAAAAATGCTGCATTGCTAAATATTGTTGACGACATAACAAAATCAGTAAATGAGGGCTCTCTAGATAAAAAAGAATTAGAGACAATAAGGTACATAAGTGCACGTGCCGACAACCCACTTCGCTCACCTTCACTTACTCGCAATATGCTGATACGTCTGCGGCGAGATATGCGTGAGATATCAGGCAAGAGAGAGTTGACGGAAGACGAAAACAACCTACTATTAATAATTGGTGATGAAATAAAACGCAAAGCCAAAAATGCTGAGCGAACTCGCAGAAGCATAGAAGTGCGGCCACTACAGATGGAATTCATAACCCCTGATGAATTTGCTGATTCCGTCTTTACTGGAGCATGGCTATATCCAGACGGAACGGTCTATCCAGTTATTAACGAGCACGCGGATGAGCACGACATTATACATTCATTTGATGATGGGGTTATACGACTACGCCTATCTCACGAAAACTTAACACAGAGCCGTGATGAGCGAGAAGTGAGGCAATGGAAGCAGATAAAGCCTTATATGGGCATTGAATATGGCACTCTTCAATTGACGGATGAACAATTACAAGCGCTTGAGAGAATTTATGTTCGAAGAGGAGCAGGCATCCTTGCCTATTCAATCTATGACGAAGAAGAGATGGATTTTGCTAGGCGTACAGGGAACATGAAAATTGCTAAAAAAGATAAAGCGATAACGCTTGGCACACTCGGCGAAGATGAGCAAAGCGCTGTCGGGGACACCATAAGAGGTGTGATGGGTGAATCAAGCCCTCCAGTGCCACGTAGCGAGGGTTACGCCTATGTCGGTACTCGAAGTTCGTCATCAATCAATGGGGATGGTGAAGATTCGGGAACCGATAGCGGGCTGATGTCCACTCGTTCACGACGTGGTAAGAACCGCAAAAAGTGGAATGTTACTGGAGATAAAAAAGTAACTGGCGATATGAAGAAATTGACCCCTGAACAGGTCAGGCTAGAACAGGAACAAAAACGCCGAGCAGCAAGCATCCCTGGAAAGCGCAAACAAGGGCCATCGTCGCGAGAATGGCTGAACGTAACCCGAAGTGCCGTTGCTCCTGGAGCCAATGCTAAGGAGCAATATATAAACAGTCTTTCGGCAACGAGGGCGGGTGGAGAACTTAAGGTAATTGGTCGTCCATTGTCGTCCCAGAATGAGAATGGCACCGTTTCCTATATTTCATTCGGCGGCGATATCAAGCCTGGAGATATTCTTCCAAATAACTTCATGCAGTCACTTGGGTCGCAGGGGGAGTCACGATACTCGGTTGCGTCGGTTCAGCGAATGCGAGATGGGGTTAGCAAATTAGCCCTTAGGGACCTCATGACTGGCAAGGCTATTGCATCAGTCATTTCTGACGACCAGCAAATTTTGGACGCGAATCGCCCTGCTAGTACACGTAGTGGTCGTGTGCGGATACCCGCAGTATGGCGAGATACGGTGGAAGACTTCCGTACGGGCCTAACTGATGCAATAGTCATGCGGTTGCGCAACACCATGCAAGAAAGAGACGACGCGAAAAATGAACTACGTCAGTTAGATGCACAATTTGATGCCAATAATCAAGAATGGCCAACAAGTGAAATGGAATATCGTTCTGTATTTTTGGACGATGCCGTACTTGCCTTAACCCGAGAAGCAGAAGAAATTCTTGCCGCTGTACAGCACCTGGTGCGCGAAGAACGGCAAGCAGCATTAACTGCAGCATCTTTTAAGAAAGCAAAGAAGCAAGCATCTAGATATGAAGACAGAACTGAAAAGTTTGAACTTGAGCCAGAAGATTGGGCCGATGTTTTATCTCTACTTGAGTACGACCCAACAATGGAAAGAGCACTTTTTGATACGGGCCCGCAAGGCATGTCACGACAAGTTGGGGCGAATCGAACTTCTGCATCACAATTGGCGGTTGAACTTAACGAGATGGCATGGGACATTGGTTACATTGAAACTCTTGAAGTTGACTCAATTATCAACGGCAGGGATATTGATGAAGAGGATGCCTCATTCATAGATAAGTCTGCGTCAGAGATTCTGGAAAACGCAATTCTTTCTGTTCGCCGCAAGAAGAAACTAGCCGATGCCAAAAAGGCCATCATTAATACCACGGCAACAGAAATGGACGAGCGCGCAGTATTGGCAATCTTGCCATCAACGCGAAGTATTGCTTCCCCTCGCATAACCAGTAAAGCCACAGTCAAAATGGGGAATAATTTACGTAATTCTGAGCAGTTATTCCCAGGCAGGTCGAGTAAGTTTGCCAACTCCAATGTTTCATTCGTTGCATATGACGGTAATCGCAACGAACTCATTGTTGGCAGGGATGGCGGGCTTTATCGCTATGGCGGAATGAATGATGACATCATTGACACATTCACCAAGAGCAGAAAGCCTGTTGAGGCATCAATAAATCAACTAGATAAAGATTCTAGTTATACGGTATCGCCAGATGGTAGTCGTCGTGGACTCGTCCCAGGACTGGCTCAACTCCTTGAACGTGATGCCCGTAGGGTAAAACTGAGTTCAGCAGAGACATCTACGATAAAGAATCTAGCAAAGGCATATTCCGCCTCGTCTGCGGACGAAATTACCACGATAGACCCGATAAGGGCTCACTCCATTGCCAAGAAACTGTTCGCAAACCAAGAGGTCGCTGCTGCAATAAATATAATTGACGCCATTGAAGACTCCAAGAGCGCACGCATCTCCCCAGAAGGAATAGCCCCCATGTATCGCGGGCTTCCAAAAACTCCTTCTAGCAATATCAGTATCGTTGTAGACAATAACGATGCCGGGATAGTCCGTGAAGAATTGTCAGACTTGAAAAAGCGTTTTGCTAATAATCGTGAG